AATCCACGCACGTTCGAGATTCCTTGTTGCGACAATGCCGTCGCTTCTTGTCCCCCGTCTCCTTTGCCAATCTTATCGTAGAACTCTGGAGTGCCAGGCTTTGGACCACCAAGTTCTTCAGCTTCCTCAACAGCTTCCTCCCAGTTCCCAATCGCTTCCACCAGGTTCCGGTTTGAATCTTCCAGCCGTTGCGTCCAGCGTTCGCGGTTAGACTTCTCTCGATTCGCTTCGCGTGCACGGTTGTATCCGGCTTCGATATCCAGAAGCAGTTGCTTCTCCTCGTTGGCTGTATTCCGTTCGGCTTCTCGTTCATCACCGGACCCGTACAACTCTGTTAGCTTATCCCGTTTGCGTTGTTGGTTCGCCTCCAAGTCTGACTTTATATCGAACTCGCCACTTGCGTCAAAGTCGAAGAACAACCAGCCGATCGTTTCATGGAACCACTTAATGAACTTCAACCAACCTTCAGTCAGCAACGATATCAATGTGTTCCACCCAGCACGCCAGCCAATTATCATCCGGTCAAAGAAGGTCGTCATCCCAGTAGTTGTGTCAGACCATACTTCCTGCATCTTGATCCACAGTGCAAATACGTCGGCGGATGCTTTTATCCACGCGTTTTTTATGAACCCTGTGAAGTCTATCCATATGTTCTCCATTGCAACGGTCAAACCTGTCCACGGTACAAGCATTGCAGCACGGAGGACTTCCATCGCTGCGGGCAAGTCACCAGCGGCAAGTGCATTCCCAATAGCAGACAAGGTCGTCGATATGAATGTCCAAAGCTCACCGAACGCCGCCTTCATTTCAGCCTGAAACTTCTGGCCAGCCTCTGTCCCGAATGCGAACGCTGACGCGATGGAACCCATAATGACCAGAACTAGGCCAGCATTTGATACCAAGAACGCGAACAGCGACCCTATTAGGGCGATCGCACTTGCTAGACCTCCTGCTGCACTGCCGATAACGAGGAACGTGAGTCCGAGACCGACAAGAAAGGCCCCTAGTGTAGCTATCGCCACTGTCAGTTTGGTAATGAACGATATCAGTTTCCGGTTATTATTTATCCACTTGAGTACCTGGGCTAAAACGTCCTGCATCCAAACCAACAGTTGTGTCATCTCCCTGGCGACTGCTGCACCTATCAACGCAAACGCGTGTTTCAGTTGACGGGTGAAGATGTTCCACGCATCACCCAGTGCGGTCGCAGCCCTAATGTCTCCAACATCGATCAGTAGACCAAGACGCTCGAACTCAGCGGCGAACGCTGCAAGTGCCTCTCCTCCGCCACGCATAGTGTTGACTAACGCAACACCCTCCGTGTCAAAGATCGCCATAGCCAAACGCACCTGCGACGCCGCTGGTAGACCCTGCATTGCATCAGCGATCTTGCGAAACTGTTCGTCTGGGCTTAGTCGTGCAAGCCGTTGCGCGTCTAGCCCGAGTTCCTTGAGTGCGGCCGAGGCGGTTCCGGTCCCGAGTTTGGCTTCGTCGATCCTGCGAACCATACGTTGGAGTGCAGTGTTTAGCGTCTCAATAGTGACGCCGGTCTGCTCTGCTGCGAACTGCAGGTGTTGTAGTTTGTCCGGTGCTATCCCTAGTTTCTCTGAGGTCTTTGCTATGGAATCTGCGAATTTTGCGAACGACATCGCCGCTGCACCGAGTGTGGATAGCATCGCAGACGCAGCAGCCGTTATCGCCGCCCCGATGCGGATAAGAGAGTGACCGACTGCCTTCATCCTCGCCTGGACAGCCTTTAACCCTTTACGGAGTTTGGAGTCGCGCAGAGTAAAATCAATAAACGCACTCCCCGCCTTGATCGCTCTGGGGTTGCCTCCTGCCATGACTAGTTATCCTCCGTTATATGGTGTTTGACTGCACCAGCGATCTTGTCGAGGATCTCGTCACCGCGCTCCCCCGTGATAAGCTGCCCGCGTGCCTTCTTGGCAGTCTGTCGCTTATACGGGTTCAACGCGAGGTAGTTGGTTTGCTTCCGGCGTTTTGCTGAGAAGTTTGGGCTTGAGTTCGCGACAACCTGAGCGGAGAACAGCGTATGTTCCCAGTCGCTATAACCTCTTGCGTTTGCAAGTTCCACAAACTCCCGCATAGTCCACGGCCACGGGTCAGTTTTTGCAATAGCTGTCAGCCTGGCGACCGTGAACCAAAACCCTTTAGTTCCGCTTTGACTTCGTCCATAATCCTCGTCTGTAGTTCGTCCGTCGCAACCCAGTCCCGTATCACTTCCGCCTGCGCCGCTTGCGCCTTTGCTGCCGAGTCCATCGCCTCCTTCACTGCTGCTCGCATCGGCGCGCGGGTAAAACTTACTATGGCACCCTCTAGACAAAGCTCCGCAGACTCTATAGCGTCAGCGTCGAGCGACTCGGCAAAGTCCACCTCGTCGATACCTGATGCGTCCGCTTGTTTCTCGCACAACATCCACAGCAGCATGGCGAACTTGGCGTGGTCGTTAGCTAGCATAATTAACGCGCCGCCCTGCATGTCACCGAAGTCAACCCCGATAGTGTTTTTGATCTCGCGAACTATGCCGATGTTGAACGACAGCGTCCACTCCCTTGACTTCCCGTCCTTAAACGTCTTCGGTCTATCTTGTTCCACGGTTTCGTCTCCTTCCTGTTTTCGTATTGTTATCGGTTCTCACAGTTCAATTATCGCGTACTCAATTTTCTGAGTTCCGAGACTTGACTTTCCGTGCAGTTGTGTCAGGCCCGCTGTCTTCAGCACGCACGACTCCCCACCATACAGTCGGCAGATTGTATCGTCAGCGACAACGTCGCTATGCCCAAAGTCGACATAAGCGCTCCCAGAGTCTAAGTTTTTCAGAAAAACCCAACCATAGGTCCCTAGGTCCTCGTGGGTTATTATATCCTCGCTGTCTCCGCCAACATCCTGAACTCCTATTAGCCAAGCGTCGCCAGTCATGTCCGACGTAAAGGTCTCACTTCTGGCATACAGTGCACCGTTCTTGCTTGCCGATATCGTTATCGATACGCTTATCTCGTCAGCCATGTTATTAGTCGCCTAGTTTAGAATGTTCGGACTTCATCCTACTCCTTGACAGTCGCTCCAACTTGCTTCTTTGGTTTTTGCGTCTCCTTGCCTGGCTGTTCAAGCGCTTGGAGGAGCTGGTCTCGTTTGACTGTGACCAACGAACTGCTGGACGCCTTCGCACCCGCAATCAGGAGGGACTTTGCTTTGTCATTTGTCATATCAAACTCTCCGTTCTATACAGTTGCCCGCAAGAACCCCTGTTCGCTGTTAGCGTGCCTGCGTGCCTCGATGTCATAACTCGCGACGCCACCCTGGTCGGCAGTTAGTGAACCAAAGACTGCACACTCCATGTGATAGTATTTGTTTCCAGCTCCGTCGATAAACCCACGACAAACTGCTAGGTGTATCTTTGTCGCGTCTGTCAGCGTTGCTGCTATAATCGCCTCAACGCTAGTGTCTCCTGTGTCCTCCATCATCGTGAACGATATCGTCGGGTCTCCCTTCCCCTGGAGGTGTCCGGTAGAAATCCCTCGCTCTGGAATCGTGATGTCAGCCGGTGACCAATCGACGCTTATAGAGTCAGCGGCCGAAACCTCCACCCACACCGGACTAGCATAGTCCCCACTGGTTGAATAGTACAGTTTGTAGTCGTCGCCTAGCACATAGGATTTGGCCATCGTTGTCTCCCTAGAGTTTGGTGGTTTTAATCAGTGTCAAAAAAAGTTCGTGCCCCTCCTGGAACGGTTTCGTATCCGAAGTGGCGAAGGGTCGCGGGAGCCACCGTCCTATCTCACTCTCCCCTCCCGGCAGTGTCACCCTTGAGGATCCGCCCTCGTTCAGCAGTTGGGGAACCGAAACGCCACCGCTCTTGAACCCAACCGGACCGATCACAAGGGCGTCTGGGTTGGCCGGGTCGATCGCATAACGAATGTTTTTGAAGATTCCACCCTTCCTTTGCAGTGGTGGTTCACCTGGTTTGCTCCTCTTCCGTGTCTTTGTGACTTTTCGGCCAACAAACGCCTTCATTTTGTACATAGTGCGCGCGCCCGTCCTCCTGAGAACGGTGGCACGCTTCTTTCCGATACGGTCAATGACCTTCTTCCGGTCGAGGAACAGGCTGGATTTTATATTGATGAACCCGGCTGCCATGCATCACTCCACGTTTATATAACTGAGTGCGAGAACGGAGAAGAACCTATCTTGTGTTCGTAGTTTATCGGGGTCGTACTTGGTAACGGTTTCGGTTGCCGACCAGTGGAACTCTGCCATCTTTACGAACCTTATCGATGCCCGAATGTCCGCCACAAACTCGTCCATTGTTTTCCTGGTGATTCCGTCGTTCTTGTTCATGAAACGGCTGACGAATAGGTGAATGACTGGGGTGACTAGGACGCCTTGTCTGTCAACCTTCTCCTCCGAGTCACTCACCGGGATTGCGAAACACTTGGTTCCCAAGTGGGGCTCCCCACTTGCTTCAAAGTTTATATCACGTTGTGGGTCGTCTGGGGACTCTGCCGAAAACCCAAACCCAAACTCTTGGGAGTTTAAGTGCGTTACGATGGCGTCCGCGATCTCCTGACCAGAGTCAGCCATGGACCACCCCCCGCGACTTCATCGAAACCCTGATCATTGACCGGTGTCCGTTACTCCAACTGTAGACGTCCTCGTCCTGGATAGCTGGGAGAACTTTGAACAATATTCGTTCTCCCCCAACCTCGGCCTCCCACTCGTCCCTCTCCTGCGGGAGGATCCTCTGACCAGACATGACTAGGTCCCGCGGATCAAACAGCCACTCGCAGTCGGTGTCGATAACTGGTAGATCAGAAACGACGTCCCCGACCGTGCTAACACGACCAGGGACGCCGGTAACCTCAATCTCATCAAGGTCGCGACGGTAGACCCCATCAACCCCGCTCATTCTCTTGAGCGAAGATATGTGCGTCTTCATCGCCTCCGAGACGATCGACATTAGAGGAGTGCCTCGGTGTCGATCTGTGCGTCAGTCACAATAATAGGGACGCCGAACGACTCCGTTGGGAATGGTGCCGGTGCCCCAGTTGGGTTGGTCGCGGTTCTGCTCTGCTGCAGTTGCTGGAGCGACCGTCTGCTCATAACCAGGTTTGACGGTCCAGCCCCTGCGGGGAACAGTGCGATCAGATCAGAGACCCCATCGTCGGTTAGCCCCTTGCCAGCGTCCGCCGTTATACTGGCAAGCCTAGCAACGCTCCTCAACCCGCCAACCTGAACGCCAAGCCACAGAGAGGCTGGCGTGTAGTAGACCGGGAGGTTTTTGCTCGACCCGTCGACGAAGTTATTGACCACCGTGTCTCCGAGGCTGAGGGTAGGACCATCACCCTTGAAAACTCCGGTTACGTCGTTTCCTCCTAGTCGGACAGCCCAGCAACTCGAGCCGGTATCGGCACTCGTTCCTCCAGCGTCGTTGACCATTGCGTCACCCGCTCCATCGAGGGCGTTGGAGTCAGCAAGACCCGAGAATCCAGCCGAGTCGCCGTCCGTCGTTCCACCTATAACCTGGCTCTCGAACTTAAACAACGCAGCCTTGAGGTGTCTGAGGCCCTCTCGTGCAATGTAGTTCTCTCGTCCCCGTCGCCAGGCGTCCGCGACAGCCTTGTCAACCATCCAGGAAAAGTCCAATATCTTCAACGTGACAGTCACGAGCGTGTCGTCGGAGGAGTCGAAGTCGCGACCCGCGTTTTCAGCGCGGAACCCAACGACTGGTGCTCCCGTTTCTTTGGTGTACTTATGCGTGCTGCCGTTGCTCGACTCTTCCATGGGAAGTGACGCTATAAGTGGTGCAGAGTCGAGGAGGTCGGAAACCTCCGCCTGACTCACATCTAGTGCGTCACCGATCAAGTCGGCGATCGCGTGAAAGTCGTTAGCCATGATAGTGGCTCCTTATCTTCGTGGTTATTTGACCTGGATTTTTGAGGCAAACCCACGTTTGGGTGTCGCCTCATCCGAGTCAAAGTCAATTGGTTCGTGCTCTCCCTGGGGGACGCTGGCGGACAGTTTCGCACGCAGCTCTTCGACTTCTCGTCTAAGCTCCGTTGTCTCTAGTGACCGGCAGTCTTCAAACTCACGACCCTCCGCAAACCAAACGGCACCGGCTGTGCCGAACTCGTCTAAGAAGCGTCGTGCCTCCCCTCTGCCGCCTGAAGCACACACAGTTTCTGGCTCCAGTGACTCGTTCTTCTGGGTCTCCTCCTCGGGGTTCAAGGTTTCCTCGTCGGACTGTTCAGCAACCGCTGCCTCGGAGTCTGGCGTGGATTGGATGTCTGACTCGTTGTCTTTTCGTTCTTCGGTCACTTCGGCCATCTCAATAACCCTCAGTTGGTTAGTCTCCAGGAAACGCTGCACAAACCCTCGGACCCGATCGGCGTCCAGGCCGAGTTGTACAACGACGGGTTTGTCGTCAGCAAGTCCCAACGCGAACCTGGCGACCTCTTCTGCCTCTCTTGCAATCGAACTGTCCCGGTGGAACAATCCGGCTGGGTTTGCTGCCGGCTCGTCTACGCTGTCAACCGCTCGAATCTCTGCCAGTCTCGCGTGGGGGAGGTTCCTTTTGTTGTCGGGGTCTGGGGATTTCCACAGTCCCGCCTCGGTATTCTCACCGACAAACTCATCGACCGCGTCAGCGTCTACGTCGAACACTATGCTCAGTCCGTACGCGTCCGGATCATCTTCAGCCATATCCATTAACCACCCGGCGAGGTCGCCGTCGGGTGTGCTATGACCTGCCTGGCTGAAGTGCTGGTCTGCCACAACCTGGTCTCCCTGCACCTCGGCGTCCATGACGCGACCGACGAACTTTCCCAAACCGTCGCCCGACATACTGGGGTGTGTGAACCTACTCTTCAACCCTTTGTTTTTCTGGTTGATGGAATCGGCGACCTGCTCCAGCATCACCGAGTCTATCCACAGGTCGTGCCCCATCGCCTCACCGCTAGTTATCACGGACACTCCACGAATGACACCCTGTCCACGGTATCCTCCGCGGTGGTCTACTCGTTCAATGGTCCCGACTGACCTCGCCGTCCTTAGATACTTTGGTTCTTCTCGTAAGTTATTCACCTGAGCCTCCCTCGATAACTATCTCTGGCGCGAACGCTGAAGAGTCGGCGAACTTGAGGTCAACGCCACGCTCTTTCGCGTACGCCATCGCTGCCGCGGTTTGGTCGATATTATCCCGAAACCGCGTCCCCACCAACTCACATTCTAACTGGGGGTTGCTCACCCCCATCGCGACCGACATCGCTGCGCCTCTTGCTTCTTTCGCGGCATCCCACCACGGGACTCCGGCTGGGACAAACTCCCACTTCAAAAAGTCAAACCCCTTGCCAACTGGCAGATGCAACTCACCGTCTGCCACTGCAATCCCGAGTCGCCACCGAGCCCAGCCGTTTTGTAAGTCTTGGAGGTCAGCAATCTTCGCAGCTGATGACTTCTTGTATTGAATTAACCCACCCCTGCTCCCATAGAAGTTAGTGTGAGCCTCGTCGAAGAACGAGAACGGAAGGTCCAGACTTTTTATTGCAACCTGCACCATTAGCTGCAGGAACTCCACAGTCTCCACACTAGGGGTCTTCGACTCGATTACCTGTGCTGTCTCGCCTGGTTCTAGGTCGAGGCTGAACGTGCCCTGTGGCATCGTGACCTCGAAGTCCGTGTCGTTGGTTCCGTCTCCGTCGCTGTCGCTGGTGGCGCTCACCTGCCCAGCCCCGAACGGTCCCTGCATTCCCTCCCTGGAGAACGCCAGGCCGAAAAGTTGTCCTAGTTTCGATTTCGCCAACGCGAACTCAAACCCCTCGTAGGTGTCCCTAAACCAGTTCAGTCCTGCCGCTATCGGAGACACCCCGCGAACCTGGTCGTAGCGATCGTAGAACGCGTGGTGGAAACAGTGGTTGGCGCTAACTATCCTGCGCAGCTCAGTCCGTCCCCCTGACGCACGGTCGCATATGGCATATGATACGGCAGCCCCAGACCGGTTTACGCGGACCCCGTTATACCACTCCGATGTTTTTAGTTTGCGAGCCTCTTCCCCAGTTGGAGTCCTGACGCGGTCTCCCTCGATCGCCTGTATCCTACCCCTGGACGGAGAATTTGGTGGGGCTAGTTTCAGCCAAAAGATGTCACCGTCCTTAACTCGGCACGCCTCGGCGATACGGATTGCACGCCGAAACGGGTGCCTCCCTGCCTGGTCGAATCTTCCGGGTGCGGATATCCTGTCAAAGAACTGTTCCAACTCCAGGTCAAAGTCGGTGTCCCCGGTTCTGGCTTGAAAACTAAACGATGCGACATAGTCTAGGTGTTTGCGGATCGCCCACGCCGCGATGCTGAAGTTTCTCGCGAGGTCGCGGGAGGTTGCCGAGAGGATTTCTCGTTTCTTCTGGGTCGCTATCTCGTCTTCGTGATAGGTTTTCCTCTTTGGGGGTGACCTTCGCCCACGGTCCTCCGTTGCATCGTAACCGAACATCTGTCTGAGTGATCCTGTGAGGTTCACCACGATCCCCCCATATTGACCCGAAACGCTGTCGGTCGAACCAGAGCACTGCTATCCAACAGTCGTAGCTCCTGAAGACGCTTCTGTGCGTGAGCAAGATCGAACGTGGCCGAGGAACCGTCGGTGGATGTTGCGGAAACAGACCCGTTGACAATCCCCTCAAGGTAACTTATCTCTGCAGTGTAATCGACAGCCATAACTTAAAAACCCGTGCCAGGAGGTGCAGCCCCTGCACGGGTCTCGGAGAAGTCGACGCGCTCTCTGTCGACGCCCATGACATTATACGCACCCGCAGTGTGTAACCCAACACCCACCAAATTGCAAACTATTTGTTTTCCAGGATATAGGTGCGAACTACAACATACTGCCCACACCCATCACAGCGACATCGCTGCCACTCGACCGCCTTAAACACCGCACCCTCAATCTTCCCGATCAGGACTTTCCGAATCTTTGGTGCACCCGGAACTGGGGTCAAACTCCGTGACCCACAGGATGGACACGCCGGTGGTATCTGGATTGACCTAGCGTGTCCGTAGGACTTGTTTTTCGATCCCTTCGGCCTGCCTCGTTTCTTTGCCATCAATGTCCCCTGAACCTCCTCCGCCTCCTCTGTGGAGTCGCCTCCTGCTCTCGGTGCGTTGATATCCCCGCCAACGACGCGGCCACCATGCTACCAACCAGGCAGTCCCACAGGTGGTTATCCTGGGTTGGTTTGTGGTGCCACTCATAAATAACGCGACCATCGTGCGACGTACGCCTCGGAACCTCCGACGCGATGTGGTCGGCGATCATCCTGTGCGACTGCGGACCACCTCGATATAAAGAGAGAGTCCCCCGTCCCCCGAGAGGAAGGGACAGTGCGTCGAGGGTTCGTTTCTTCCAGTAGTTAGTGTCGTAGACGCAGCCAACTAGCTGGTTACCTTTGGCTCGGGTAGGCACCCACTCGGGACCAGCCTGTGCACCGAGGGACTGCTGCCACTGTGAGATCGCCTTATGGGACGCCTTGATTCCGCGACCGTAGGATGGGGTGCACACTGGCGCGTGCGGTGATTGTCGAAGTGCTAGGTTTACTAGTGACGAGGTGCCTCCCCAGTTTGCGTCAACCATGCACCTTGCAACTCGGATCGTGGCACCGTCGTCTCGTCTGTACTCACGGCCGATTAACCTGGACAACAGTTCCTGGATTCCCTGATAGATGACCGCCTCGTCGTCGCCGACGTAGACCCGCTTTAGTGTTTTTCTGGCCGAGCTAAGTGTATAGTAGTCCCTCCCCTGGTCTGGCCACGATCCGTAGTCGATAACGTACCCGGTGAAGTTGGCGTCCCACGCTGACAACAACCAGTATAACAACGACCCCTGCACGTCGATCATGCAAGTTAACGCCTGGCAGTTCCCAGGGATCTCTAGACGCTTGAACCCTGACGTCTTCTCCTGGACTTGGTCTGGGGTGATCGCCTCTAGGTCCGACTCCTCTTGTTTGGGTGCATTTTGGCATTCAGCCCAGAATGCGTGTTCGTCTCGTATTTTCAGGTTCATCGCGTGTTGGATCCCTGACAGTTCGTTTGAGCGGTGCCGTTCTGGCCACGAAACGACGGCACCCTCGTCCATCTCCTGGCGGTTCTCCACGTAGAACTCGGTGGCTAGGCCGGTCTCACCATCGCTCCTCAGTTCGGTTTGAAGGATGTCGGTG